CCCGTCTATTTTATCCAACGTTCATTACGGGATTGTCTGGCAACGGCAAAACGCTCTCGGTTGAGCAAGCGTGTGCAGCGTTGGGTCGGGAACTCATCCGTGTAAACATTACTATTGAGACTGATGAAGACGATCTTATTGGTGGGTTTCGCCTTGTCGATGGGGCAACTGTTTGGCATAACGGACCTGTCGTGGAAGCACTCCAGCGAGGAGCAATCTTGCTACTCGACGAAATTGACCTTGCTTCCAACAAAATTCTCTGCCTCCAGTCCATCCTTGAAGGTAAGGGTGTGTTCCTGAAGAAGATTGGTAAGTTCGTTCAACCTACCGCTGGATTCAATGTCATCGCCACTGCCAACACCAAGGGTAAGGGTTCTGACGATGGTCGCTTCATCGGCACTAACGTTCTGAATGAAGCATTCCTGGAACGGTTCCCTGTGACCTTTGAGCAGGAGTATCCTACTGCTGCTATTGAATACAAAATTCTTTACGGTGTTGGTGCTCAACTTGGTCTTGCTGAGACAGAGTTCTACAAACGTCTTGCTGACTGGGCAGACATTATCCGCAAGACCTTCTATGATGGCGGTATTGAAGATGTGATTAGTACCCGCCGTTTGGTTCACATCGTCAGGGCATATTCAATCTTTGGTAACAAAGAGAAGGCAATGCAAGTTTGTATCAGTCGATTTGATGATGATACCAAGCAGGCATTCTTGGAACTCTATGACAAAGTTGATGCTGACTTTGACCTGACTGCTACTGGTGAGCAGGTATCCATTGACCAGGAGATTGGATCCTGATATAATGTGGGAGGATAATAATGCCTCCCCCTCTTTTTATTATGGAAATTACTATGGCAGATCATTCCAAATACTATTACGACTATGATCGTAATGACCCCAACCGTCCCAATCCATTCAAAGATTCTAGTCAAGATTTTTGGGAAGAGGATGGCATTAGTTTAACTGGCAATCCTGGCACAGCGTCAGGTGATATGACCACATTTAATCTTACTATGGAACCCGAAGACAAAATTGATTTAAACCTTGATCAACTTACGAACAATGGTTTTTGGAAGTATGAAGAAGATAAAACTATGAAAGAGGTTCGTGAGTACCTCTCCGCAACATACAAGTCTCACTACACTTCTCAGGACTCTAAGACTCAGACTCTGGACCTGATTGAAAGTATTGGTGACGCAGAACCATTCTGCCGATCTAATGCAATCAAATATCTGTCTCGATTTGGCAAGAAGAATGGTAAGTCAAAGCAAGACATTTTGAAGGCAATTCACTATTGTATTCTTCTGTACCACTTCTCTGGACTGCATAATGAAATTAAGGGAACCTATGAAACTTTCTGATAAAACCATTAATCTTCTCAAGAACTTCTCTGATATTAATCAGTCGATTCTCTTCAAGAAGGGTAACAAACTTCGTACCATCTCTGTGATGAAGAATATTCTTGCTGAAGCAGATATTCCAGAAGACTTCCCCAAAGACTTTGGTATCTATGATTTGAATCAATTCCTTCGTGGAGTTTTCCTTCATAATCAACCAGAGTTGGATTTTGGAAATGACGGACATGTAGTTATCCGAGAAGGTAAAACTAGGTCTAAGTATTTCTTTGCAGATCCTAGTGTTATTGTCACCCCTCCCGATAAAGAACTGACACTCCCAAACGTTGATGTTGAGTTTGAACTCTCTACAGAACAGTTGGATAAAGTTCGTAAAGCAGTCCTTGCCTTTCAACTTCCAGATCTCTCAGTTGTTGGTGAAGCAGGTGTAGTTAAACTTGTTGTTCATGACAAGAAGAATGATACATCGAATGACTTCCAAGTTATTGTCGGTGAGACTGAATCGGAGTTTTGCTTCAACTTTAAAGTTGAGAATATCAAAATTCTTCCTGGAGCATATAAAGTTGCTATCTCAAGTAAACTTTTATCTCGATTTACCAACAGTGATTATGATTTGACCTATTATATTGCTTTGGAACCAGACTCTACTTTCTAATGCGTATATACACGTCAATGAGAATATTAGGCAGCATTGGTGTCATTGCTGCCTATTTCATTATTCTCCATGTGAATGTTCTAGCAGGTGTAATCATTAACTTTGTTGCTGATTTAATCTCTATTCCATACTTTGTAAAGACTAAAGCTTGGGATGTTGTTATTATGTTAGTATTTCTGCTAGCGATTTCTACTTCTAAATTGGTTGCATGAAACTAAATATAGAACAAGCAATGGTCTTGTTACTTTTATCGAAGTGCAACTTAAGTATGAATTATAGTTTGCATCTCATTTTGCTTTTTACTCATCCATCAATAGAGATCTAATGAATGTAAAAGTCATCGACAAAATAGACGTAGTAGTCATTGATGACTTCTTAGATCTCATGTCACATACTATTCTTAAGAATAGTGTTCTAGACTGTTCTAATTGGGGTCTCAGAGAATCTATCTCTGTAGAATCTGATGAAGGAGATCCAAGTCTTTACTATGGATTTTCTTCGTCAATTGTGGACCATGAAGAACCAGAATACTATTATTACGAAGAGAATGACTATGTAAAAATCATCAAGTCAATGAATGAAAAAATCAAAAAACTTTTTGGTTTTAAACAGGTTTTTCGTTGTAGAATGGACATGACCACCTACAGGGGGCAACAGGTTAAGTTTGCTCCTCACATTGATTTTGATGGTAAGCACTTCACTTCAATTTATCACTTGACTGATTGTGACGCACCAACAATTATCTACAATCAAAAATTGTTCTCTGGAGAAGTGCCTGAGTTTATGACGTTGACCGAAAAGCAACGGATTGATGCAAAACCTAATAGACTAATTATCTTTAATGGTAATTACATTCATACAGGATTGAGTCCTACAAATTCCCCTACTAGGATTTTGATTAACACTAATTATAAATGATCATGCGTGACGAATTTTTGTGGGTTGAAAAATACAGACCCAAAACCATTGAAGATTGTATTCTCCCAAATGAAATCAAAAAAACTTTTGCGGAGTTTCTATCTAAAGGTGAGGTGCCGAACCTTCTTCTTGCAGGACCTGCAGGTTGTGGTAAGACTACTATTGCAAAAGCACTCTGCAATGAACTGGGAGTAGATGTTTATGTCATCAATGGATCCGATGAGGGAAGATTCCTCGATACCGTCCGAAATAATGCGAAGAACTTTGCTTCGACCGTATCGCTTACGTCAGATGCAAAACACAAAGTCATTATCATTGATGAGGCAGATAATACAACCCATGATGTACAACTCCTCTTACGGGCGTTTACTGAGGAGTTTAGTGGTAACTGCAGATTCATCTTTACCTGCAACTACAAAAACAAAATCATCGAACCACTTCACAGCAGATGTGCCGTCGTTGAATTTGCAATCCCCTCAGGGAAGCGACCAGAGATGGCATCCAAGTTCTTCAACCGCCTTAGAGCGATCCTGGATGCAGAGGGTGTTGAATATGATAACAAGGTCCTGGTAGAATTAATTAATAAACACTTTCCAGATTGGAGAAGAGTATTAAATGAGTGTCAAAGATATTCTGCGGGTGGTAAGATTGACTCTGCGATTCTTGCATCGTTCAGTAATCTTAAAACCGATGACCTTATTAAAAAACTTAAGGAGAAGAATTTCCCCGAAGTACGTAAATGGGTCGTCAATAATTTGGACAATGATTCTAGCGTACTTCTGCGTCGTATTTATGATGCTTGTTACGAATCCCTCGTTCCTAGTAGCATTCCTAGTGCTGTCCTTATTCTGGCTAAGTATCAGTATCAGGTTGCTTTTGTTGTAGACCAGGAGATAAATATGCTTGCTTGTCTAACCGAACTTATGGTGGAGTGTGAATTCAAATGAGAACACAAAACAAAGAGAACTATTACTACTGGTTCTGGATCGTGGCAATGATTGCCTTTATTGTCCCGCAAGTTTTTACTGCTTGGGCATACGTTAGAATTGTGAATGTTTTGGAAGATTCTAGTATCAAGATGATTATCATTGACAAATGATATCGTGCTATAATAGAACAGATATGAATTAGTACAATGAACGTTAAACTTGTCCGCACCACCTCTGGTGAAGATGTCATCTGCGAGGTGCTGAGCGAGACTGATGACTCTGTTACCTTCTCTAACGCAATCGTTGCAGTTCCTGCAGGTAATGGTCAAATTGGTTTTGCCCCCTGGTCTCCTCTCCTCAGCAAAGAGGTGAAGGAATTGACACTAGACAAAAAATTTGTAATGTATGTGGCAGAACCACAGGAACAGATCGTAACTGAGTACCAGTCTATGTTCAGTCCCATCATTGCTCCCAGCAAGAAACTTGCTCTCTGATTCTCTTACTTTATTTTATTATGTCTATTGATTTTTCTCGGGTCAATTTTGAAGAATTTTTTGGATGGGTGAATGCATCTAATACAAAACAAATGAAAAGTTCCTCTTTTAGGGGACTTCGTGCTCATTATACTGAGAAGTCTTTTAGCAAATGGTCTGATAATCAGTTGACTCATGTTGGACTCTATGATATTGGTAGAGATTTTATTATTAAGGAAACTGGTGAATCAGTTGAAATGAAAACTCAACTTGGTATGTTTAAGAAAAAACGGGGATGTGGAGACTGTAAGCCATTTGTATTGAAAAGTTTTCACCCTTCTGGGAAGAGTAAAAAGAATTGGAAAAAGAAAGATCTCGTCAAAACATTTGACTATTTGCTTTTAATTGATACTGAATCTATGTCTGTAGGTTACACTACATGGGATAAAGTTTATGAGCGGATTGATGAGAGTTCTAATGAACCCAAGTGTGCCTTGAAGAAGGGTGATTATACTATGATCGTTAGTAATATTACTCCTGCAGAAAGAGAGGAGAATATTGTTGATGAGACCTTCTGTTCAGTGGAGACGGTTCTCTGATGAAGAGTTACAAGACTCCTCTCCGCTACCCTGGAGGCAAGTCTAGGGCATGTAAAAAGATGGATCCTTACTT